CCGCGCGTGGCGCCTACCCAGCCGAGGGTAATACCCCAGAGGCTTGTCAGCCCCACGAGCAGCCACGCGGGCGCCTTCACCAGCGTCAACACGAGATACAGGCTCTCCGTCCCGACCAGCGTCAGGAGGAGCGTGGCCGCGAGGCGGCGGCTCATGGCTCGACCGCCGGGCTGGGGCGCGAGGCCGGGGTGCGTAGCCGGAGTTCCCAGTTAATACAGGTCTCCAGGTCACGCCGCCAGGGGATATTCGCATACGGGTCCGACTGGCCCTCCAACCAGCCGTACAGAAAGAAGGCGGTAAAGACCCCGAGCGCCCAGGCGCCCAGGGCGATGCACAGCGTATCCATGAGGGAGGCCATGGGGGTTAGAACCCCCAGGTGCGGCGTTGGGCCTGGCGCGCAGCGACGGCAGCCTTCGCGGTGGCGACTGCATCGACATGTATCGCGGGGTACTGCGGCTGGCCAAACTTCTGCCCGAGATCGCCATCGGCCTCGCGTTGCGCCTGCGCCGTGGCAATGTGCCCGCCCAGGGCTAATGCCTGAAGGGCGGCGTACAACGGTTCCTGGCCGTCCTCGGGGGTGAACACCCAGGCTTGTCGGTGCGGGTCGAATTCCGCCGTGCCAGGCACCTCTTCTCCATACGGCGTTGTGTAAGTCGCCCAGTAGGCATCAGGCCCGAGCGTGCGCTTCTGCACGTTCAGCGCGGCCTTGGTGAGGAGCTTGGCCCAGCGGTGCTTGCACACAGCTTGCGGCGCGTCGTGGTCGGGGCAGGGGCAGCGTCCGTTGACGTGGTACGTCTCGCCGGGGCGCGTCTGGCTCTGGACCATGGCGGTGCCGTCCGGCAGCAGATCGACGCCACCCGCGAGCGCGATCTCCAGGCCGCGCTGAATGCGGGGGTGATGCACCGGGCGCTGGGTGGCCCGTGCACGATTGGCGGCGCTGCGCAGGGCGGTGTCAAAGTTGACCGTGGTGGTAGGCTCGTGTACGATAGCCATTGATTCCATCCTTCTAGGTTGGGGGAATCCGCTGGCCCACCGCCATCGTTTCCTAGGCGGGGCGGTGGGCCGTGGCGGGGTCGCTTACGCTGGGTTCACGATCTGTTTTATCGCCGCGATCTGCTGCGGCCCACCCGTGTAATGCACCGTCGCCACATGCCACGGCTCGGTGGGATCGTCCTCGACATCCGTGACGGTATAGCCAGCCGCGATCAAGAGCGTCACGGCCTCGTCGAGCTCGGCACTCGTGTTCGCCTGAATGCCTGCTTGTCCCCGCGTGATGTGTGTGACTCGCATCTCGTTTGCTCCTCGTCGTGTGTCGTCGTCACTCGCTGCCTCAACTGTCCATAGTATACGTCAGTGCATATATACTGTCAATAGGAAAAATTTGCATTCTTGCATATCCTTCTGTTGCAGAGTATATTGTTTGCCAGGAGGTGTGCTATGACATTAGGCGAACGGGTGCTGGTGCATCGGCGGCGGTGCAAGCTGAGTCAGGAATCGTTGGCCGATCTGGCAGGCATTAACAAGATGACGATCTGGCGGCTGGAAAAAGGCGCCATCACCGACGTGAAGGGCGCGGTGCTGGGCAAATTAGCGACAGCGCTCGGCGTGAGCGCGGATTATCTCTTAGGCTTAACGAAGGAGGAACACCGATGAAACGACCTGGCATCTGGCTGGCCTGCGCCTGGGCGCTGTGGGCCAGCGGGGCGTATACCACCACGAATGCGCGCGGGATCCCCGTGCCCTCGAAGCCCTATGTGCTCGACTATTTCGAGCAGCGGGGGCACTGTATGCTGGCCTGGCAACGCCGCATGGAACGGGAAGAAGCGGCGGCGTCCGGGGCCAGCGGGGCCCGTCCCGCCGTCCACGGGGGCCTCAAATACCGCTGCCTCCCGCAAGGCGTGACACCGACGCGGTGGGATTGACTTGACACACCGCTCTCTTTTCTCTATCTTCTTCTTCGCAGCTAGTCTCTGGGAGGAGGGGAGAGGTGTCTCTTCCGCTAGACTAGCCACCCTACCTAGCGTAAGTCCTTCTTTTCCCTTGTGTTTCCCCACTGACAGCCGCAGCTTCTCCTCGGGGTATGCTATCTGCCGCTCGCCCTCTCGCTGGCCCGCTCCAGCAGGGGGCAGTGGGCACGACAGCGCTCTCGAATCTGATGCGCGCCAGCGCATCCTGCTCGTGCAGAGAAAGGAAGCGTGCGTATGCCTCGATGGATCCTCCGGGCGCTGCTTGGCGTCTTGGCGGTGCTGCTGCTGCCCATCTGGCTTGTGGCGCAGGGCACGATTGCTCGCCATACTGAAATCTTTAATTTCCTCAACGGCTTTAAACTCGACGGCGGGACCACGATCACTGGCACGACGGGGACCGGCACAGACGCCGTGGTGTTGCCCGCCAATAGCGTCGGCCTCGGCACGGAGGTCTCTGGGTTTGCCGAGCCGGTGACGTTCTGCGGCGATCTGGTCAATGCCTCCACGTCCTATCTGGGGCCAGCGGTCGCGGCTCTCAACGGGACTCCGACTGATACAGTTTTAGCTGGTACGGCTTGTAACGCTCTCGACAGCACCACTGAGGCCACGGCGGATACGGCGCTGAGTACACTGGCCGTCAAGGTGATGGGGTTCCGGTGCAAGATCAGTGCGGCGCCCACGAGTACCAACACGGTCACGTTTACCCTGCGCGATAATGCCGCGAATGCCGTGACGACCGACGGCGGGTCGACGACACTGAGTTGTAGCATCACGGGCACGGCGACGGAGTGTAGGACCGTGGCCGGGACCACCACGAATATCCCGGCAGGGGATCCGGTGTCCATTGCGGCGCTGAGCTCGTATGATGCCAGCACGGCTGACGCACGCTGCGTGGCCCTGGTGGCGTGGCCGTAAGGAGGCGTGATGGCCACACCGAAGTCTGCTCCTGTCGAGACCGTGCTGTTACCCTTGGAGCTGACGCCCGCGGCCATCGAAGCCCTGGAGTTGCTCCAGGAAGTCTTACAGACGAATGACCAGCTGTACCGGGTGCTGCGAGCGCAGTTGGCCCGCTGGCAGGGACGGCTCGATGGGCCGCTCACGGATACGCTGGCGGCGCTGGTGGGGCGTGAGGCGTAACGTGTCGAAAAGAATCAAAGGGAATCAAGGATAGTCGCATGGCAAACGGACATGGGGGCTATCGTCCCGGTTCCGGGCGCAAGCCTGGGAGTCAACAACAGAATCGGCAAGAAGCCGCGACGTTCTACTATAGCATTATCAGTGATCCCGCATATCAAGCTCGGATCCGGCGTCAAGCCATTGCGGGGGAGCTGGCGCCCCAACTCGAAACGTTGCTGCATTATTATGCGCTCGGCAAGCCAGTGGATGCCGTTCCGTATGCGGACAAGGCGTTTGTCGATGCGCTGATGACGACGGTGTGGGCCCATGTTACAAACCGCGAGAGCATTGCTGCAATCCAAGGGGTTATTGACGAGTGGTCTGGCGTTACACGCCTCAAGCTCAGCGCGTAAGGCGGGCGCCGCCCAGCCTTACGATGCCCTGGCCCTGATGCGCCGGGCAGGCTTGGAGCCCGATCCCTGGCAGGTGCGGGTGGCGACGACGCCGGGCGATCAGTTGCTCTGTTGCCACCGCCAGGCAGGGAAGAGCACGATTGTGGCGGCGATTGCCCTGGCGGATGCGTTGGCCGAGCCAGGGGCGTTGATTCTGCTCGTGTCGCCGTCGTTGCGTCAGTCGAGCGAACTGTATCGCAAGACCAAGCATTTTTACACGCAGGTTCAGCCGATGCGCCTCGTCAAAGATACTGAGCATGAAATGGAACTGGCGAACGGCAGCCGCATTATCAGCCTGCCTGCCTCAGCAGAAACCATTGTCGGCTATTCGAGTGTTACACGATTGATTCCCGATGAAGCGGCTCGCATCGTCGATCCGACCTACCATGCCTTGAGGCCGATGCTTGCCATGAGTGGGGGCAGTATCCTGGCCCTCTCGACGCCCTTTGGCAAGCGCGGCTGGTTTCATGACGCTTGGCAAGGCTCCAGCGCGGAAGAGCAACCACTGGATGCTGTAACCGTCAATGCCCTCCTGGCGGACGTGGGGATCGTCGTAACGGACGAGCCAGAGGCCCAGCGGCCTGAGCGGGTGTATGGATGGACCCGGACGAAACTGACCGGCCCCGAGAATGCGCGCCTCAGCAAGCGGTTTCTGGCCAATGAACGGCGGTCGATTCCGGATCTCTATTGGCGATCTGAGTGGCTCTGTGAGTTTGTGGATACCGGGGAACAAATCTTTACCACGGATGACTTGATGGCGATGTTGTCGGGGGAGGTGGCACCCTTGTTTGATCCTGCTGATGTCATGGTCGAGGATGGGCGGGTGCTGCGAGGGGATGTGCAGCCGTTGGGGCTTAGCAGCAATGGCTGGACCCATTAATGGATACGAGCGCGGCCCTCTATCGGCCTCCGAAATTCATCGCGGGCCTGGATATTGGACAACAAGTCGATCCCACAGCCCTCTGTATCATGGAGCGGCAGATGCTGCTGGACCAGGGGACTCTGGTGCCACGCTTCGATACGCGCTATCTCGAACGCCTGCCGCTGCAAACGCCCTATCCGGTGATGGTCAAGGGCGTGCGGGAACGGTTAGAAAAGCTGGGTGATCGGGCCGTGCTGGTCATTGATGCGACAGGGGTAGGGCGGGCGGTTACGGATCAGTTTCGTGACGGGTGGCATACGACAGACAGTCTGACAGGCGAACGCTTGACCTTGCCCGGCAAGCCGACGATTATCGCCCTCACGATCACCAATGCCGAGCATGCCCGATCAGAACGCTGGGATGAGTGGTACGTCCCGAAACGGGATCTGATTATGACCTTCATGGTGGCCTTGCAACAGCGCCGGTTTCGCGTGGCAGCGGGGTTGAAAGAGGCGGAGATGCTCTTCAAAGAAGGGCAAGGGTTCCAGTGGAAAGTGAGTAAGGCTGGCAATGATCTGTACGGTGCCTGGCGTGAGGGCCAGCATGATGACTTGCTGCTCGCGTGTGCGATTGCGGTCTGGTGGGGTGAGCGGTACGCACCGCGGAGTCTGCCCTCGTCGCAGGGGCAGGCGTATGCCATCGGTAGCGGCAATCCGCTCAGGCGGGTGGCAGGGGGGCGGCGATGAGTGCGGATACCAAAAGTGCCACGCTCCACAGTGCGGCGAGTACGGGCAATGGGACGGCGCTGGAGGTGACCGGCTATGGCGTCGTGGGTCTGGGGATTGTGGGCTCGGCCGGGGCGGATCGCGTGGTCAATTTTGAGGCGAGTCAGGATGGCACGACTTACGTGGCCATCCAGGCCACGAATGCGGCCACGGGGACGGCAGCTCTGACGGCCACGGTGACGGGCACGACGGCGCAACTGTGGCGGATGGCGGTTGGGGGGTTCCGACTCGTGCGGGCGCGGCTCAGTGGGGGCACGACGGGGACGGTCACGATCACTGCAACCGCGCTAGAAGGAGTGATGTAGCATGGGCGAACGACGGAATATGCCAGCGGAGGACACGGCGCCACCGGCGGACGACAAGGCGATGTCACCCAAAGCGGCGATGACCACCGCAGCGTTAGCGGAGGCGGTCAAGCTGGTGGATCAGGAGTTGGACCGGCAGTGTCGGGTGTATGACGCGGCGCATGCCGTGCGAGCGTGCGTGGGTGCCAGTATCCAGGCCGTCATTGCCGAGTGCCAGGCGCTTGACGCGCGCAAGGCCGCGCTCCAGGCCGAGGTTGCCACGCTTCAGGCGCAACTGGGTGACCTGAAGGAGAGCGTGGGGAAAGCGCGCGGGAGTAAGGCGTAAATGGCGGAGGCGACACGGGCAGCACGGGGCAGGCGAGGACATCGATGGTGGACTCTTTACGGCTGACGTCGTTGAATGGCGAGCGTCTGGCGCGAGAACCGTTGTGCTTTACGGTGTGCCGCATCCAGGCGTTGCATCAGGTGTGGAAGCCCCACGTCATCATCATTGATGCGTCGTATGGCACGAGCGAGGACACGGCTATTCTGGCGTTGTATCTGCAGGAGGCGGGGGTGGAGGTCGAGCTACGCCATGGGTCAGCGTGCGAGGATGCCGCGTAATGGCTGAGGCAACCTTAGCGCCACGCATGCGCAGTGAGCGACGAGCCATACATGGCCAGGCCGATGAGCTGGCGCGGCGCTATGAGGCGCTGAAGCAGCAGCGGAGTACCTGGGATTTCGATTTCCAGGATATTGTTCGTTTGCTGATCCCAGGCCATGACGACATCATTGAACTCCATGATCCCGGCCAGTCACGGACGGAACATATCTTTGACGGCCATCCCTTGCGGGCGCCACAAATTCTCGCCTCGAATATGATGTCGGCGGTCACCAACCAGGCTTTGCAATGGCGCAGGCTCAAATTCCGCGACGAGGCGCTGAACGAGACGCAGGCCGTGAACCAGTGGCTCCATGCCTGTGATACGCGGCTCATGGCGGCCTACAGTTCGAGCAACTTCTATCAGGCGGCGCACACGTATTACCTGAATCTGGGCGGCTTTGGCACGGCGGCCATGTATGCCGGGAGTCGGCTCGGGACGGATGGGACGCATCTCCACTTTAAGACGCTCCCGACAGGCTCGTATGTCATTGCCGAAAATGCCGATGGGCTGGTGGATACCTTGTTCCGAGAGCTGTGGCTGACGCCGCGCCAGGCGCTTCAGATGTTCGGGGGCGAGTGCAGTGTCAAGATGCGCGAGATGGCGGACAAAGCCGACTTGGTGGATAAGCAGCAGAAGTTCCTGCACTGCGTCTACCCTCGGCAGGACCGTAACCCGGCGCGCTATGATAACCAGCATATGCCGTATGCGGGCGTGTATCTCGAACTGGACCAGAAGCACATCTGTGATGAGACAGGATTCCAGGAATTTCCCTATCTCGTGTCGCGGTGGGAAACGTTATCACGGGCGCCCTATGGCTACGGGCCAGGCCATCTGGCGTTGCCTGATGTGCGCATGCTCAACGCCCTGCGCGAGTTGCATCTGCAACAGTTGGCGCTGTGGGTCCAGCCGCCGCTCAAGGCGCTGCAAGAAGGGATTATCGGCAACATTAGCCTGGAATCGCGGGCGGTCAACGTCGTGCGCCAGATGGATGCGTTGCAACCGATGGATCTGACGGGTCGCCCCGATCTGGTGCAGATTGACCAGGCGGACTTGCGCCGGAGTATCGATGATACGTTCTTCGTGACGGCGCTCCAGGCGTTGCCGCCGCCCGATGCGAGCAACATGACGGCCTACGAAGTGGCGCAGCGGATCGAACTGATGACGCGCCTCATGGGGCCGGTGTTCTATCGCCTGCTGGCGGAGTTCCTGAATCCCTTAGAAGATCGCGTGTTTGGCATTGCCTGGCGGGCTGGTGCCTTGCCGCCTCCCCCGATGGAAGTCTGGGAGGCGGCACGCACCACGAACGGGCAACTGGATGTCGATTACGATGGTCCCTTAGCGCGGGCGCAGCGGGGCGATGATATTAAGGCGATTCAGGGCATGGTGGGGCTCGGGTCGCAGATCGTGGCGATGGCGCAGAGTGCCGACATTCTTGATAATCTCGACTGGGATGAAAATTTCCGCCATGCTGCTGAGGTCCAAGGGATTCCTCGGGCCTACATCCGGGATATGCGGGAGGTGGTGAAGATGCGCGCAGCCCGGGCGCAACAGGCCGCCGCCTTGCAACAGGCGCAGATGCAGAACGAAAGCCTGACGGCCATGGGCCGGGTGGCCCCGCTGATTGATACGATGCAGCAACAGCCGATGGCAGCGTAGGGGAGACGGCTATGGCCGAGGCGCATGATTATAGTGTCGCCCTGGAAGTCGTGACGGATATGCGGCAGCAACTGGCCGAACTCATCGAGAACTTTGTTGCGGCGCTGGCCGATGGCCAGGTGTCGCCGATCGAAGGGATTCGGCTCGGCATGAAGGGCTTGACCTTTGGGACGGCGATCTTGACGTTGCTCCGGGATACGGATGCGGCGATCCAGCAGGACGTGCTCTATGTGCTCGAACATGCCGTCTTGACGGTGCCGGAGTAAGGCGTATGGCGTCACGCATCCCGCTGGGGCGCGCGCTGGCGGCGCTGGCGCAGGCGGACAGTCGGGAGAGCCGGGGGGAAGCCCAGACTCGGCGTGAGGCGACGCTGGCCGCGTATGCCTGGTTGGAGCGCCAGCCGCAAGGCGAATTGATTCTGGAAGACTTGGCGCTGCGGCTGACGACGCCGTGCGAGTCGCTGTATGACGAAGGTGGGCGACGGTTGGTCCTGACGATCTTTCAGGCGATTGCGGATGGCAAGAAGGTGCAAGAACGGGGGAGCGATGGACGCGCGTGAGACCCTGCTGGCGCAGGAGCCAGCGCCCACGATTGTGATTCACTGCGAGAAACAACCCATTCCCGGGCCGGCGGGTGCGTTTCAGTTGCTCCCGCGCGTGTCGTTTACCAATATGCCGGGCGGGTGGGAGACGACGTTGAAGATGCTCATGCAAGCGACGGGGCTGGTCGTGCAGGAGATGCTGACGCAGGCCCGGCACGAGGGCGAGCGGCGCATTGCCGTGGTGCCAGGCTTGCCAGGGGATCTGGTGCGGCACTAGGACGATGTAAAGACTGTTAGCGTAGAACACAACCGCATATCGGCGTCACTTGTCCCTAGCTAAGACGAGGGGCGCAAAGAGCTATGGCGCTATTCCTGTGACAGGGCGGGGATAGCGCTTTTTTTGTGCCCACGACGCCGGTTACAGGCGCAGGAGTCCAGTGTGATGCGATGGTCCGCGATGATGGCAGAGACAGGGGCAGAGGGTGCCGGGAGTGGGGGCAGTGGTGCGACGGGCGCCGAGGGCAGCGTGCTCACGCCGGGTGCTGGCGCTGACCCCGGGAGCGGTCGCACCCTGCTGGATGAAGGGGGCACCGGGAACCTTCTCGACTGGCGTAGTGGGTTGCCCGACAACTTACGCAGCGCGCCCATTATCCAGCAGCACCTGACCCAGGAGAGTGCCGCCAAGACGCTCGTGGCGCAGGCCGAGATGATTGGACGCGGGATTTACCTCCCCAAAGAAGAGCCGGGCACCGAGGCGCACACCGCCGGCATGCAAAAGATTTACGACAAGCTCGGGCGCCCTGCATCGTCCGACCAGTATGCGTTCACGCTGCCGGAAGGCCGCACCATGGATGGCGAGGTGCAAGGCCGCCTGGCCAAGGCGTTCTATGCTCATGGCCTCAGCCAGGCCCAGGTGGATGGCGTGATGGCGGAATACTGGCGCACCGTGCAGTATGCGGAAAATATCCAGGAAGGCCGCGAACAAGACAGCTATCAGAGCGGGCGCAACGCCCTGTATGCCGAGTTTGGGGCCAATACGGAGCGGGAGATGACCCTGGCGCAACGCTTCGTCGAGCATTTTGGGGCCGGGGCCTTCAGTGGCGAGGCAGGAAGCAAGGCGTGGGAGCAAATCCGGGACGCGCGGACCGCGGATGGCGCGCGGCTCATTAACTCACCCTATCTGGTTGCCACGTTTGCCGAGGCCATGCGGCGGCTGGGCGAAGGCGATTTTATCGAGAGCAGCTTCTATCAGCCCGGCCAGAACACGATGCAGACGATGGAGACACGGCAGAAAGAGCTCACGGCCAAGCGGCACGCGCCTGGGGGCTTGTCGGAGCCGGAGCAGGCCGAGCTGATGCGTTTAAACCAACAGATTGTGGCCGCACGGGACCGCCAGGAGCGGGGGCGGGCGGCCTAGACATGTGCCTGACAATCTCTCTGTGCGAGAGACCAGGCTACTCCACGGTAAGACGTGGCGAACGTGGCGCGAGAGGCCCACAGGAGGGACGGAATCTACGACAACCCTCCGCTGAGCCAGGAACCTTAGTCCTCAAGGATTAAGGCTATGCCGAACAATGGACCCAATGATGCCTTAGTTCTCCAGTTCGAATCAGATTATGACCATCTGTTCCAGCAGCAGATGGCTCGCCTGCAAAACTCGGTCCGTGTCAAGGATGGCGTGACCGGGACGATGGCTGCCTTCGGCCTCCTGGGCGAGTCGGAAGTGACGGACATTACCGGCGAGCGCCATGGCGAAACGCATTTCCATGATAGTCCCTCGTATCGGCGCTGGGCCGTGAAGGGCGATTATGAAGATGCGCAGATGCTCGACGAAGAAGATGCGATGGAGATGCTCATTGATCTGGAAATGGGTTATGGGCAAAACGCCGTAATGGCGATGAACCGCAAGGTCGATAAGGTCATTATCGACGCCGTGACGGCTACGGCCACGAGCGGTGCGACGGGCACAGGCACGAGCGTCTATAACACGGCAGACGCCCTGGTCGATGGCACCGGGGGTAATCAGGTGCCGCTCAATGCCTCGGGCCTCGCCATCGACAAGATGCGACACGCCCGCGCGGTGTTCGATGCGCGCGAAGTGGGCACCGACGAAATGGCGATGGGGATGACCAATTTTACCTGGATCACCAATGCGGCGGGCCACAAGAACCTGCTCGAACAAACGGAAGCCACGTCCACGGATTACCTGGGCGTGATCGTCGTGAACGGCAGCGAGCGCACCAGCCGCATGCCGCTCGTCAATGGCCGCATCGAGCAGTATATGGGCTTTCGCATCCAGATTAGCAACCAGCTCAATACGTCCGGCGGCAACTTCGTCAACCTGGCGTTTCATCACCGGGCGATGGGCCTGGCGCGCTGGCGCGGGCGCCGCATCTGGGTGGGCGACTTGCCGACACGCCACCTGGCACGCGGCGTGATTGTCAAGGAACACTTTGGGGCCGTCCGCGTGCACGACCGTGGCGTATTGTCGATTCTGTGCCAGGCAGCCCTGTAATAGCTTACTGCCCTTCAGGAGGGCCGCGACGTGCCTGCGGGCGACGGGCGGTCCTGAAAGGATTGCGTGATGGCGGAGACCTATAGTACCCAGTATGCTAATGCCTTTATTAGTAGTCCAAGAGGTAATAACTACGCCTATGGTCGAGCGCAGCGTCCCTTTGACTTTGATTATGTGCAAGTCGCGACGGGCACGGCGGGCGATACCATTCTCCTCGCCAAGCTGCCGCCGCATAGCACCGTGGATATGTACCGCTCGTGGTTTGCGTGGTCGGGGTGGACCTCGGGCGCCACGCTGAGTATTGGCTGGCAAGCGTATACCGATGAAGATGGAGCTGTGCAGGCCCTCAGTGCGGCGGGCTTGCTCAGTGCGGTGTCCCTGACGGCGGATGGGGCGTGGGCGCATGGAATGCTCGTAGTCGCTACGCCTGACGATAGTAACCCGGTGGTGGGGCGCAAGGTGTTTAACAACCGTACTGCTGTGACGTTGTATGCGACAGTGGGGAGTCAGGCTCCAGGCGCGGCGGATATTCTCAATGGATCGTTTGCAGTGCAGACCGCGTAGGCTGAGAGGGGGAGTCTGCGGGCTCCTCCTGGTGAGGGGGCGGATATGCTGACCGTCTTTCTGCTCTTAGCGCTCGCGGCGTTTGTGTGTGCCGTGCTGTCGGGCATGGGGTATCCACCGCCTGTCTGGGTGGCTGTGCTCCTCCTGTGTATCATCGAGCTGATGCGGGCGCTGCCGCTCGGGAGATAGCATGGACCCATTGTCTGCGTGCAATGAAGCTATTGCGGAGTGCGGCGGGGGCGAGTTTAATGCGCCGCGTATCCACTCCTTCGAGGATGGCACGAGCCTCTCGACCATGTGCGGGGAACTGTACCCCAGCTCGCGCGATGCGGTCCTTGAGCTGCATCCCTTTAACTTTGCGACGGCCTTTGCCCGGTTGGCTCGCTCGCCCGATACGCCGCCGATGAAATGGCGCTATCAGTTTTTGTTGCCCACCAATCCGTACTGCCTGAAGGTGCGGGGCACGGATGAAGGGCCCGGGGCGGACTTTGAGATCGGCACGGACAGTAACGGGCATCGCGTGCTGTTTAGCGATCAACCCGAGGTGTCCATCGAGTACACGAAACGGGTGCTTGATCTCGGTTCCTGGTCGCCCCTGGCGTATCAGGTCCTGGTCAAGATGTTGGCCTCACGGCTGGCGAAACCGCTTACAGGCCAGAGTTCGCTCACCGATCAGAAGCTGAAAGAAGCCTATGCGCTGCTCCCGGAGGCGCGGGGCAGTGATGGCCGGGAAGGCTCGCCGTTTCGCCTGCGGGCCAATACGACGTTGACGCGGGCGCGCCAGACCAACGGGCGCGTGTTCCCGTATGGCACCATCGTAGTCGATGGGTAGGAGCATTGTGTGAGTGAACATCTGGAACGGCGCCTGCAATCCCATACGTACCATCGGCCATCGCTAGCCGTGCAAACCTTGATGAGTCAGACGCGAGAATCCTTCATGCTGTTGGTAGAACTGCTGGATACGGATATCCCTGAATGTCGGGAGAAGGCGCTGGCGTTCACGGCACTGGAAGAAGCGGCGATGTGGGCGATGAAGGCGCTGGCGTTAACCGATCCTGGCGGTGAGGTCATCAGTCCTGCGCAGGACCCGGCAAGAACAGGAGACACGGATGTTGCCTGATGGTCCCGTAATGACGTGCCAGGAAGAAGGCTGGTCGGCGGTATTGCCAGAGCTGGAAGCCTGTTGGAAAGATCACTGGCGCGAGATTGCCCAGGACCAGGACAAGATGCCGCTTGATGTCGATTATGCCAGCTACGGCGCCCTGGAGCAGGCTGGGGCGCTCTCGGTGGTGACGTGCCGGGTCGATGGCGCGTTGGCGGGGTACTTTATCAGTTTTATCCGTCCGCACCTGCACTACCGAGGCAATCTGTGTGCCTACGTCGATGTCTATTACGTGAAGCCGGGCTATCGGGTGGGCTATGTGGCGATGCGGCTGTTTCGGACCGCTGAGCAGGTGTTGCGCGCACGCGGGGTGGAGAAGGTCTTTGCCGGGACGAAGGTCTATAAGGACATGGGGCGCCTGTTTAAGCGGCTCGGGTGGGTCGAGACCGAAACACTCTATACTAAATGGATAGGGGTCTAACAGTGCCAGCCACCTCAGAGTCTCAAGCCCGAACTGCGAGGATGGCTCTTGCTCATAAGCATGGACACCTCCCGCTCAAAGACCTGCCGGCGGGGGCCCGAGAAGCTGTCCAGAGCATGAGTCAGATGAGTGAAGATAGCCTGAAAGATTTTATGTATACCAAGGGGCACAAGCCGAAAACGTTGTTGCGCTAGGGGGCCGTGATGGGCATTACCTCTGCCATTATCGCAGGCGTAGGGCTCGCCGCGAGTCTGGCCACGACGGGCCTGGCGCTGGCGAAGGGCGGACCAGACCTGCCCAAAGTACCGCCGCCGGTCAAACCGCCGGCGCCTCCAGCCATTCCGCCGCCGCCTCCCTTGCCACCGCCCCCGAGCGAGACTGAGGCCGGGGCAGCGGTAGCGACGGAGCGGCGCAAGCGGCAACAGCGGTTCGGAATAAGTAACACGTTGTTGACTTCGCCGCTCGGTGGGAGTGGGAGTAGCGGGTCAGCAACAGAGGGCAAGACGTTGCTTGGGGGGTAATCGTGGCGCTGGTCGAGTTTTTGCGTGGCAGTTTTACGTCAGGGGAACTCAGCTCCCTTATGGCTGCTAGAACTGAGGTAGATAGGTATAAGAACGGGGCCATCCTCTTAGAGAATTTCCAGGTCTTGCCGCAAGGCGGTGTCACCCGGCGCCCTGGGACGCGCTACGTGGCCACGGTGAAGCATCCGGATCGCCTCACGCTGGTCAAGCCGTTTGAGCCCTCGACCACGGACGCCTATATCCTCGAAATCGGGCACGAATACCTCCGGTTTTACCACCAGGGAGCGCGGATTGAGGTCGACGGCGTGCCGGTCGAGGTCGTCACGCCCTACCAGGATCATGAGTTGCGGTTGCTGCGGACGGCGCAGAGTAATGACGTCATGATCTTTGTGCATCCCAATCATGCTCCGCAACGGCTGTCCCGCCTCGAAGCGGACGGGACTTCCTGGGATTTCCGTCCTATTCCCTTCTATCCACCGCCACTCTATGAGGCGGGCCATACCCCGGACATTACCTTGACCCTCGCTGCCACGACAGGCACGGGGGTCAGTGTCACCGCCAGTGGCCCAACGTTTCTGGTGAGTGATGTGGATCGCGTCCTGAGCAGTGGCATTGGTCGGGGCATTATCCGGGCCGCGATTACCTCGACATCGGCAGTCCTCGACATTCTGGACGCCTTTAGCAGTACAACCCTCCTGCCCAACGATTGGAAACTCGAACGCTCGCCGGTGGCCCTGGCCAAGGTCTCGAAAACAGGCCCTGTGGGCGCCCAGGTGACGATTGATCTGTATCAGCAACAAGACAATGCGACGAACCTGGTGGCCAACGGGACGTTTGGCACGGGCGATCTCACCAGTTGGCTCAACGTCTCGCAAGGCCAGGTCGTGACCGGCACGCATACGGGCGGGGGCAATAACGACGATCTGCAAGACAGTGCGCAGGATTTTGTCAATGCGGGCGTGCGTCCGACGATGGTCGTGACCAATACGACGGACGGCTCGACAGGGTTGGTGGCCTCCGTCAGTCCGCTCTTTCTCGTCATAGGCGATCCGGGCATGGTCGGGGGTGCGGAGAACGACTTTGATAGTGGCGATGTGTACATGGTCGCTGGGACAGGTGGCGCGGCGGTCGAGGGCGGTATGGCGAAACTGACCGGGGGGACCGCAGGCATTGGCTGGATTAGTCAGGGCCTTCCCACGGTGGCGGGCACGGCGTACCGGGTGGCGTTCCGGGTGAGTGATGCCCCGGTGTCGGCCCAGGTCGGCACGGCGGCCCAGCTCTCCGATGTGCAGGCGGAAGCCAGTTATGCCATTGGCGAGCAATCCTTCTCGTTTACGGCGACCAGTACGACGAGCTATCTCCAGTTCCGCAACAACCAGGATACGGCAGGCAAGGTCGGCGCGATTACCTGTCGCCTGTACGGGGTGGGCGGGTTTCGGCCCGAGGATGTCGGGAAGTACATCGAGATCCATGGCGGCCTCATTCGCATCACGGCCGTCACGGATAATACGCACGCCATCGGCCAGATTGTCGAGGAGTTACGGACAGACGATCCTGCCGCAGCGGGCGCCTGGGCGCTGAAAGAAGATGCCTGGTCGGACACGCTCGGCTGGCCGTCTGCGGTGGTGCTGTACGAGGGGCGGCTCTACTTTGCTGGGACAGCGCAGTTCCCGCAGACCCTCTGGGGCAGTGTGATTGATGATCTCTTTAACTTTACGCTGGGCCCGAATGCCGATGATGCCCTGGAACTGGCCCTGGTCGATAGTGGCGGCAACATTACGCTTAACCGGATTCGGTGGCTCATGCCAGCGGAAAACATGCTGGTCGGCACGACACACGGGGAGTACCGGCTGATCGGCTCGGGGGATGATCCGCTGTCGCCTGCGACGCCGCCCCGGAACCGTATCCAGTCCACCTTTGGCAGTGATACGGTGCAGCCGCTGAAGGTCGGCTCGGCGTTGCTCTTCGCGCAACGCCAGGGCTCCAAGTTGCGGGAAATGTCCTATGACGAGCGCACGATGACCACGTATATTGCGCGCGATCTGCTCATTACCAGTGAGCATCTCCTCAAGCAGCACCGCCTGCTCGAACTGGCCTTTGCGGCGGAGCCGATCCCGCTGGTTTTTGGCGTCCGCTCGGACGGGCAGCTGCTGGTCCTGACCTATGACCAGGGCGAGCAGGTCGTGGCGCCCTGGCGGTTCGTGACGGCGGGCGTTGTCGAGAGTGTGGCGACGATTCCGCATCCCAGTGCGAATGCTTCCCAGGTGTGGCTGGCGTGTCAGCGCACGCTCCAGGGCACCGTGACGCGGTTTCTCGAATATCTCGATCCTGAAGCCGCCATGGTGCTGCCGGAGGCCGTCACGATGTTTAACGAGTTGACCCAGGAACACGAGAGCATCGAGGGCTGGAACGGCCTCACGGTCGATGCGGGAAAGGTGTATACCGCCATCAACACGGCGACGCTGACGGGGCTCACCTACCTCGAAGGCGCCCTGGTGCAGATTGTGGGCGATGGCGCGGTGTTCCCGGCGCAGGTAGTCAAAGATGGGCAGGTGGTGTTGACGCAAGCCGTGCAGACGGCGTTTGTGGGGCTCGGCTATACACCGCGCGGGCGGACGATGCCGGTTGAGGTAGTCGTGCGGGGCCAAACCGGGCAGGGGCTGCGGAAGCGCTGGGCGAACCTGCGGGCACGGGTGCTCGGGACGGCGTGTCTCGTGCTCCAAGGGGAGCGGATCCCGTTCAGGCAACCGCACATGCCGATGGATCAAGGGCCTGCTCCGTTTACTGGGGATCGGGAGGTTTTAGCTTTAGGGTACGACCGTTATGGATTCATCTCATTTGAAATAGATCAACCTTTGCCAGCAACCATCATAGCGATTCTCGGCACTGTGGACACTGAAGTGAGGGCCTAGAGGTATGGGTGAACAGGACTATGGTTCCTGGATGACCCCGTTCGATGCGACAGACGCGCCCACGGCGCCGGTGCTTGCGCCGGGTGATGAGGGGCGCATGCTCTGGGCAGGGCCGACGTGGGCGGGCATTACCTCGACGGTTGGCAATGCGGCTACATCAGCCTGGAGCGGGGTCTCATCGTTTGCCAGTACCGGCTCGGGCATGGCGGGGATGGGCTATGGCGCCGAAGCCTTAGCCTCACTGGCCCAGGGCCTGCTTGCGGCGAAACGGGCCAAGCGGATTGCGGAATATAACGCGGATATTACCGAAGCGAACGCCCAGGCGCAGGCCCAGGCCGCCGAAGTGGAAGCCCAACAGTACATCCGGCGGGCAGCGCTGACACAGCGCGAGCTGGCCGAGGCGGAAGTCCTGACCCAGCAGGCCCAGGCGTACCGGGAAGCGCGGCAGCAGGAGCAGGACGCGCGGATTCTGGGGCAGACACGCGCGATTATCGGCAGTAGCGGCCTCATGCAAGGTGGCTCGCCGTGGGCCGTGTATGAAGAAACGGCGCGGCAACAAGCGTTGGATGTCCTGGCCACGCGCTATCAGAGCGCGCTCCAACTCCGTCAGCAACGGCAGGCGGCGCAGGACCAGATCACGCAGGATGAGTACGCCGCGCAACTGGCCCGGTACGGCGCCGGAGAACGGTTGCGGGTGGGTGGTGCCCAGGCAGGGCTCTTGCGGGCCGAGGCGGACGGCTCAGCGGTGGGCGCGGGCTTGCTGAGAGCGTCAGCCGCCGTGACCAAAGGGGCAGCGGCCTACACGTTACTCGAAGAGCGGCGCAAGTCACCGACGCTGCTGAAGGACTAGGTTACGCCTGCGATACCGAGTTATCTGGCCAGGGAAGCGCTGCCGTCCAGTGGCGGCCAGAGCGCGCGGGGCGGTATTGTCGGCGTGCCGGCGGTGACGCAACCGGGCGTCCAGGACAGTGGCCCGACGGCCCTGGAGCGGACGTTAGGGGCCTTGCCCGAGGCCGTGCAACAGGCGGGCGGGCTGGCCGTCAAGACGGAAGAACTCCAGGCGCACCGGCAAAAAGTCTTTGATACGCTGAATGGGAAGGAACGGCATCAGGACTTTCGGCTGGGCTTGCAGCCGGCGTATGACCAGTGGCGGCAAAATCCTGACTGGCAGACGTTGCCGGAACGGGTGACGGAAGAAGGCGGCAAACTCATCGAGACGATGGGCGCCAATCTGTCGCCCTATGCCCGGCGCATCTTCCAGGACGATGCCAAGCAAACGCTGGCCGTCTTTCAGCAACGAGCCATCGAGGAGCGCACGAAACGGACGGAGGGCGCCACGGCCTTTACGTTTGCCCGGGAGTTGCAGCAAGGCCAAACGGCGCTCGCGCAGGCCCAGACGCCCTACGAGGTGCTCCTGGCCCAGGGGCAGCTGGAAGAGACGGTCAAGCGGTTTGTGGAGACCGGCCTGATTGATGGCGTCAAGGCGGCGACGGCGCTGAAAGGCACCTATGATGCGGTGGCCGATGAACAGGTGCTGACGGCGATCGAAGCACAGCCGAGTGCGATGCGGGAGCAACTGCACGCGCAAGCCGCCAAACAACCTACGCGGGAGGATCTGCCGCTGTCCCGGCCCGAAAAGCTGGCCGAGCATGCGCAGCGGGCCTTTGAGGTGGAACAGCAACGCATCAACCAGCGCGAGCGTGCCGAGAAGATGGCCGAGGTACGCTGGGGCAAGCAACAAGACCAGAACGCGGCGACGATTCGGGCGGAACTGTCCACTATCCTCCCGACGCAGGAGAACATTGCCCGGTATGATGCGCTGCTGGCGGACGTGAATGCCAAGGCCGTCGGGCCACAGCCGCAAATTACGGGGGCGGCGCAGCAGGAGTTTACGAATCATATCCGCATCCTCCGGGCGACGGCGAGCCATCCCCGTGAGACGGATGATGGCCCGACCGAGCGCGATCTCATCATCAAGCTGGATGCCGCGAACAGTGAGCGGGACTACGCCGTGATGCGGCAGATGGTGGTGGAGCGGTCGGGGCTGCTCAAGCCGGAGACCTTCCAGCGCTTTATGAATACCATCCGGGAGCGGACGGTGGGCAGTCACTACTCGCAGGATGCGGCCTATAAAGAAGGCACGCGGATTATTTATGGCAGCGATATTGCCGAAGGCACCTTTGTCAACATCATGCGCAGTTCGATGGCGGAAGACGAACAGAAACGCTTGCGCAATGCCATGGATAACTACCGCCAATCGTTTGAAGAACTCTGGAAGCAGGATCAGGCGCTGGCGCGGAGCCGGGCGTCTGAGTTGGCGCTGGATATGCGGTACAAGTACATGGATGTGCCGGGGAAGAAAGCCCTCTTTGATGCCTTACCCCGGCAACTCCAGGGACCGGATGGCCGCAGCGGTATCACGAATGAAGCCGAGGTGGATGCGATTATCCAGAAGGGGCCGGGCGATAAGGCTGAAAAGCAACGCGAGAAAGACCGATGGAAAAAGTGGTATCAGAGTCGGGGTGAGGACGTGAAACCAAGCCCGTCTGGTGGGACTACTCCCGCCACGCAGCCCTGGAAACCTAAAGAGGTGCCGAACTGATGGCGGAGACGGCCTACACGGATGACTTCTCCCCGTTGTTTCGTTCCACCCGTGATGCGATGGATGGCGCACGTTGGGATCAGACCTTGGCCGTGGGCCGCCGCCCCACGCAGGTGCAGACGCGCCAGGATGTATCCACGCTGGTGCGGGAGATTGCGCCCAAGTACGGGGTCGATCCCCGACTCGTCGAGGCGGTCATTGGCCTGGAGTCGGGCGGCCAGGCGGACGTGATCTCGCGGAAAGGGGCACAGGGGGTTATGCAGCTGATGCCGGGCACCGCGAAACGCTTTGGCGTCACCGATCCGCTTGATCCAGCGCAAAACATCGAAGGGGGCGTCCGGTATCTGGCCTGGCTGCGCGATCAGTTTCCTGGACGGACGGATTTGCAACTGGCCGGGTATCACGCGGGCGAGGGGGCGGTGCGCAATGCGGGGTACACCATTCCCCAGACGCACGACGGCAACATGAGTACGGGGCAGTATGTGGCGACGGTGCTGCGGCGGTACACGCCGACGCTGCCGGGCGAAGAAGGCAGACCCGTGCTGGATGTGCGGGACGCGCTCGCGCGGCAGTCGGTGCGGGAAGGCACGCCGGGGCCGACGCTGCACGTCACGACAGACCCAAGCCAACTCAGCATGCAGGCGCGGGGTGGCAAGCCTGCGCAGGGGCTTCCAGGCGAAGGCGGGATACCGCCCTTAGACCTCAGCCGGGAAACGCAGCAGCATGTGATGGACTTGCCAGGCACCAGGCTCACCGTCGAGACGGACATGGGCAACCTGATGGCCCGCACCGCAGGCCAGCCGACGGCACTCCAGCCCGGCCAACGGCCGTTTGATGCGGCGCATCCGGCCTTAGAGCCGGGCCTGGTCGAGGATCGGGCCGGGCGGATCGTCGGGGGCATTGCCACAGGCGCTGTCGGGATGGTCGAGAATCTCTTACAGAGCGTGGTCGCAGGGGAAAACCTTGTCGGACTGACGCGGCCCGCTGTTCCAGGGATGACCGATCCGATGGGGGTCGAGTTGCTGCTGCCACCGATTAAAGGTCTGGAGAAGTCCATTGCGCCACGGCTCGGCGGGGAAGCCCCGGACCTGGTGGACAAGCTGGCGAACGGCCTTGGCACCTCCCTCGCCAGCCTGTTGCCCGGCGCGGCGGCCCAACGGTTTCTGCGAGGCGTCTCGACGGTGGCGCCGAGGCTGGCTCGGCTGGGGGGTGCGGTCACGTCGGGCCTGATCGAGGCGGCGGGCGAAGCCGGGGGCGTCTACGAACAGATGGCGCCGATTGTGGGTGAGGGTGAAGCCAGCAAGCGGGCCCTCACGTCTTTTGCCGCGAATGCCGTCCTGGTGACGGCGACAGATAAGCTCGGCATCTTTGGGGAAGAAGGGCGCCTGCTGCGCCGGGCCCTGGCAGGGGCCATCAGCAACGGTGCACAAGAAGCGATGCAATACGACATCGAGCGGCGCCAACTTTGGGTCCCGGCGAACCACCAGGCGGCAGACGGCCTGAAAGCGGCAGGCTGGATCCAAGAAGGTGCGCGCCTGGTGAAGCCGTTTGCTGCAAAAGACATGGGTGAGGCGGCGCTGATTGGCATGCTCATTGGCGGGCCAGCAGCGGCAGCGGTGGGGGCGGTTGCCGAACGCGAGTTGCCCCAGATCCGTCAGGTGGTTGAGCAAGAACAGCGAGCAGTTGCTACGCAGATCCCTGACACGCTGGTGAAGGATCCGGAGGGCCAGCCGCTGCGGGTGTATCATGGGACACCAGCACCTTTTGACCAGTTTCGCATAGACACGGCGGTGGAAAATTCGCTGTATGGCCCTGGTATCTACTTTACGGACAATCCGCAAGTTGCCGAGGGTTATAGCAAGGGGCAGGCGCGTGGGCCAACGGCGCCGGACCTGTTGGTATCGCCAGAGGCAGCGCGGGAAGCGATTGCGAACGTACCTGACCTCTTGAACAGTGAACGCCGCGCGATGGCCGAGTTAGGAGATAACGAACTTGCGGAAACCATTGCCAACATGGCCGAGCGCGGCTATGCGATTGACGCGCCCAACCTGATAAGCACTTTTGCTGGGCAACCCAATATTCGCCCTGCCTATCTGAACATTACCAACCCTTTTGATATCAATGCCGATCTCTCCGCAGCGCAAGTCCGGGCCTTGCTAGGTCAAATGCCAGAAACCACTAGGCCGGTGTTAGAAGGATTGACGCAGGAGTGGGAGGCGCGGGGGTGGCAGGGCGTCAATGCGGATGATGTGTATGATCTTCTGACACGGGCCTTTGGCGGCGACAAGGCGGCTGCCAATCGGTTTCTCCAGCAGCAAGGCTATGATGGCATTGCTCATACAGGCGGCCAGGTAAGCGGCGGCGAGTCACATCAAGTCTATATTGCCTTCTCGCCTGAGCAGGTGATCCCGGCCTTTTCGATTGACGCGGCTCTGCAAGCCGTCCAGCAGCCTGACACGCCGCCGCCTGGCGTCGAGCCGTCCACCTGGCAGCGCTGGGGGGCGTATCTCACCAACCTGTTGCCGGACATCCAGCCGGGACCTGGGGGGCGTGGTGGCTTTCTGGGCGGGGAACGCGGTTCCCTGGGGACGGGCGCACCGACGTTACGGATGGGCGCCGAGGGGTTGACGCCGGAGCGCTACCGCACGCCCAGCGGGGGGTGGCGTATTCCGTTGCGCGATATGCCGAGCCAGGAGCTTGACCTCAAAGATTTTATCGTCCAGCAAGGCGGGATTAAGCTCGCAGGCGAAGAACTCCGCGGCGAACTGGAAGCGGTCATTAGCCGGAAGGAAACCGGGCTCGTTGGGCTCCAGAACAATGCGAGCGGCATGAGCCTGCAAGCGATGGCGGAGACCGCAGCCGAACAGGGCTTTATCCCGAGCGCGGATAAAGAAGCGTTGTTGCAAGCGCTGGATCGCAACATTGTCCAGGGCCATCCGGTGCCGAGTGTCTACGCCACGGGGCGGATTGCGCTGCTCGATGATCCGTATGTGAGTGCCGGGTATCAAGCGGTCCTGGATGCGGTCGAGGCGGTCCGAGGACGCACCGAAGAACAGGTGGCGGGGGTTCGCCATCGGCGGGCCGTGCATGCCGAAGCGGCGGCCCTGATCGAGGAAGGCGCCTTCTCGCATGACGATATCCGGGAGATCTTCCCCAATACCACGCTGAACGACACGATGGCCTCGGCGCTGGTGCAATCGCTGAACACGATCGGCGAAGAGATGGCCGATGCGGCGCAGCGCTATCTCGATGCGGGCGCCCGGGTGGGCTCCCACGAGGAAGCGAGTCTGCAAGAGCTGATGGCGCTGCTGGCGGAACTGGACCCGATTCGCCTGGGCGTCAGTGCGGCACAGTCGCGGGGCCTGGGCATCCTGAATGACCCGCTCAGTGGGTATACGCAGTTTCTGAATAACCTCCACAGAGCCCTGGAAACGGCGCCGGACAAGACCATGGCCCAGATTGCGAAGAACATTCTGGCGGCCAAACCTCAGCAAGCGCTGACGAAAGAAGAGTTAGCGAAGAATCCTGAACGCCTGGCCGAGATCTTTGCGGCCCAGCGGGAGATGATCGAACGCTTTCAGGCGAGTCCGTTGCCATTCCAGTTGGAACAGCAAGAACCGGGCAATCTGGCCCTGTTTGAACAGCGCACGCCCGAGCAACAAGCGCTGGTCGAGGCGGCGTATACCCCGGAAGGGGACGCCCGGACCCCGCAGGAATGGGATCAGGTCTTTCGCGCGCAGGCGCAAGCCCGACTGCTGGAAGCCTGGCAAGCCGGGGAGTTTGAACGGCAACGGGCGCGGGACGCGATCTATGAGGACATGGTCAACCTCAATCAGCAACGGGAGGCCGCGCGTCAGCGAGCCATGGAGGATTGGAGTGCCGAGGATCGGGCGCGCGATGAGGCGTATCAGCAGGCACGCGAAGTCTGGGCACGGCAGGCCGTCGAGCGGGCCGATGCACGCTGGCGAGAAGGGATGCGGGACTATCGGCAATTCCAGGAAGACCTCCGCCAGGGCTACCAGGGCCGGCAGCTCGATCTGCCCCCACGCGAAGGCGAGCCACGCCGCGAGCCGACACAGTTGCTGTTGCTCGATGAATACCGGGAAGTCCAGCAGGCGCTGACGGACTACCGCGAAGGACGGGCCACAGAGGCACAACAGGACTTGCTCGATGCCGTGTTGCGGCCCTGGACGGCGACGCAAGAGCAACTGAAGCTGCCACGCATGAAGAATTTGATCGCGTCCATGTGGCCCGGCTTGCGGCCCTGGGACGTGACGGAGGAGCGGTTGCAGGCACAGTTGCAGGAGCTCGCGCGGGCACAGGCGCAGGCACCGGCGCAGTTGCCGGTGATGAAAGCTCTGATGGAGTCCACGCGGCCCGGTTTTGAGGCGTACTTTCGGGAACTGATGTATAACGCCTGGCTCTCGAATCCTTCAACGCATATTACCAACTTTGTCAGCAATCTGGGGGTGACGGCCTGGGCGCTGCCGGAGCGCTATTTGGCGCAGTGGTATCAAGATGATGCGTCCGGTGTGCCGCGGGGGGAGGCTAGCGCCATGCTCTACGGGCTGGTGCATGGGATTCAGGATGCGTGGACGCTGGCCTATCGGTCGTTCAAAGCCGGGCAGCCGCTCTCGGGCCTGGGCCGGGAATATACCCGGGAGCCGGTGGCGACAGCGCAAAACATGGGACTGAATCCGGAGAGCGCCTTTGGCAAGTTTGTCAACTTCTTCTTTGAGTATATTGGTCTGGGCAGTGGGGGGCGGTTGCCCTCGCGAGCCCTGATGGCCTCCGATGAGTTCTTCAAGATGCTCAACTACCGGGCCGAGCTGAACGCCCTGGCCTACCGCGATGCCGTGCGGCATGGCTACGAAGGCACGGCGTTTGCCGAGCATGTGACGAAGGTGATTAGTAGCCCGCAGCTCAGTCAGATCCAGGAAGCCTCGAAAACGTTTAGTATCATCCAAACGTTTCAGAATGCACTCACGCCGGGCGGGGTCGGGGAATTCATGCAGGGTATCTCAAACTATAGTCCCCGGATGTTCGGGACGGAGCAGCGGTTTCCCGTTGGGACGACGATTCTTCCGTTTGTCCAGACCCCGAGCAACATTGCCCGGTACGCCTTTGAACGCACACCGCTGGGGGTCTTTCTCGGTACCTATCACGACGACCTCCGGGCCGGAGGTGAACGGGCGGATCTGGCGCAAGCGAAGATCGACCTGGGCACGTTCGCCATGGTGGGCCTGGCGGGGCTCGCGCTGTCTGGCAGACTGACCGGGCGCGGGCCGGAGGATCGGGATTTACGAGAAATCTGGCTCCAAACCTATCGGCCGTACAGTGTGAAGCTCCCCACGGGCCAATGGGTCAGCCTGGATCGCTTTGAACCGGCGGGCACGCTGGTCAAGATGATCGGCGATCTCGTGCAGGTGGCGGGAGAAGCCAACGTCGAAACCTGGACGAAGGCCACGCTGGCGCCCATCGTCATCTTTCTCAAGGGCGTCACCAATGCGACGTATTTTCAGTCCCTGAGTGAATTCTTCGATATTATGGCGCCCGACTTTGCGAGCAAAGATCAGGAGTGGGGGGCCAAGCTCCAGCGCTTTGGCCGACAGAAAGGCGCCGGGATGCTGATTCCCTCCTCGCTGATGGCGGCAACGGCACGGTTTCTCGATCCGGTTGAGCGGGATGCACAATCGCTCGTGGATGCCCTGTATACCCGTATTCCGGGGTGGAAGGATGATATTCCGGCCCGGCGCACGCTCGGTGGCGAGAAAGTGTTGTTTGGGTCTGGGATTCAGCCAGACATCTTCGCAAACTTCGTGGGGGCGTACTCGCCCGTAAAACTGGGCAGTGGCAAGATGCTCCTGGCCGATCAAGAAATGCTTAAAAACAAGATGTCGATTGACAAACCCTCGCGGAGTCTGGCGCATAAAGCCGTGCCGCTCGGTAAGCTGGCTGAGAATGTCCCTACGGACCCGGGCCAACTGGAACCGTTACGTCTCACGCCGGAACAGTATGAACGCCGTATTGTGCTGTCAGCGGGCAATGAAGTACAGGCACAGAAGCTGGGCCTGGAGCTTCCGGCTCATCTGATTGACAAGTTAGTGAGTGATCTCAGCCGCGAATATAACGCCGTGCCTCCGAAGGAGGTCCGCAGCCTGACCAATTTTCTGAACTGGGCCGCCGAGCAGGACCACTATAAGGCACAAACGTCCGGGCCGGGTGAGGGGAAAGAACAGCTCTTCCAACGGGCGATTTTCTTCTATCGGCAGTTGGGGGAACAGCTCTTACTCCAGCAAGACAAGAGCCTGCTGACTCAGGCCGGGGAAAGTCAGATTATGGCCACGATACGCCAATTACCGCTGGCGCAACGGCCAGGGACAGCCCAGAGCATGCGGACAGGGTTAAGCGAGGCAGCCACGCGGACGCAGAAGCAACTAGGCTTACACGTCGGAGCACCGAAGTAATGACGCAAGCGGCAATTATCCCTTGGACCTTCTATATTGCTGACAGTTTCCAGACTGTTTTCCCCTACCCCTGGCGCATTGGCGCCGCCAGTGACCTCGAGGTGTACCTGGCGGATATTCTCACGACGGCGTACACCGTGACCAACGTCGGTAATGCCACGGGCGGTACGGTCGTGTTCTTCACACCGCCACCAGCGGGGCAGATCGTCTTCATCCGGCGGCATACCCCGCAGACGCAAGAGACGGATTACCTCAACCATGACCCGTTTGCCGCTGAGACGCACGAGGCCGCCCTCGATAAGTTGACGCGCCTGGTGCAAGACCTCTACGAGCGCATCGCCCGGAGCCCGGCGTTTGGCGTCTCCGCGCCCAATGTCCTGCGCAATCTGGTCTTTCCGGGGCCGGAGCCGCTCAAGCTGATCGGGTGGAGTGGCAGCGGGACCGAACTCACGTTGTTTGATCGGGCACTCACCTCGGTTACGGTCCCGCCGAGCACTGGCGAGGTGCATGGTGTGAGTACAGTGACGGTGCCGAGCGTTGGGGGCGCAGCGTTTCTGACCGCAGTGGCAGCGATTCCGGCTGGCGTGCAGGTAAAGGGGGTTGGATACAGGTGTGTCACGGCTTTTAGTACCGAAAACAGTTTAGCATCGCTGGATCTGGGGGGTATGGGGCTCGAAGCGGGCTGGGGACGTGGCCTGGGTATCGTGGCGAATGCGGTGAACAACATCGGGCAGATGCGGGCGGATATGCCCCATACGTCCACGGCCCATGACATTCTCATGGTAGCGAATCCTCCAGGTGCCCGTTTTGGGAGCAGCGGGCTAGCGCGGCTTTCTATTTTCTGGATGACGCTGACGCCGTTATAGGGATCAAAGCAGATGCCTCCATGTTTTGCCTCGGACAATAACCGAGATATTACTTTTTGTGCAGGCATAGTCGCGCGCAAGTGTCTGCAAAGAATCGCCTTGTTGATGACGTGCACGTATTGTACGCACATCGTCATTCGTTAAGTGAGCCGCATGATGCTTTTCGCCTCGTCGGATCAAATGAGGAAATTTCTTCATTGCGTTGTTTGCGGCGCGCGCAGTTCTGTTGTCACGCATAGCATCAGCCATATTGTCTTTTTGGGTGCCTGGATGCAGATGGTCAAAGTTGACGCACGAACGATTGTGGCAGTAATGACAAGACTGCAATGGTTTCAGAAGGCGCTTGTTATGATGCAGTTCCCAGGCAGCACGATGGGCGCCAATCTTTTTCCCCTCAGAATATGCTGTGAACTCGCCATACCCATTAGGGCTGCAATACCCTTGCCATGGCCAACAGCAATACGGACAGTCTTTCCCATGGCTACAAACCTGGACAAATCGTGTAAAGCGTATGGCTACGGGCGTGGTTCGATATTTACTCGAACAGGACGGCGAGCAAAACTTGTTTTTGCCACAGCTATCACGAACCGGCGTCACACGAAACGACTTCCCGCATTCCTGGCAGACACATGGAACGTATTGTGCGGCTTTCGGCATGCTTCCACTCCCTCTGTGGTCCCTACAAGGTGTGCTACGGCAACAGGTAGGGTTGCCTGGTTTCGCGTCGCGAACGCTAGCCGTAACACGTTGAAGTATAACATGGAAGGAGCTTCCCTGCATGCGTAGAGTGCCCTGGGTAGTTACGTTCCTCTGTGTCCTGGTGTGGCTGCTGCCTTCTTGGGCCTACGCCGCCAATGAGACGGCGACAGACCCGGTGGCGATGGTGCGGCAGCGGATCGGGGATCTCGTGGGCTCGTACATCACGAGCGGCTGTCTGCCGACGGTGCCTGCGTCGTCGCTGACCCTGGCGGCGTTTGCCTGTGAAGGGGCGGTGGCCGAGGGACGCAGTTCGATTCCGGTGAGTCAACCTGCGGCAACGGTCGGGCCGCTCAGTGCCACGGCGGGCAGCTACTGGATTGCTCTCTACAAAGACCGCACCACGACGGTGGGCGGGTGGACGCACCAGTTGGGGACACACTATCTCTGGCAGGCCAGCGCGACGCAACCCGCCGATCCGGCAGGCGGGACGGTCATTGCCCAGGTGACGGTGGCAGGCTCGGTCATTACGGGGGTGGCCGATTACCGGCAGCCGGTGAGCTATGTCCAATCGGGCGTCTACGATGTCACCGATCCCCTCTATGGGGCCCGGTGTGATGGCACCACGCATGATACGACGGCGATCCAGCAGGCCCTTGCTGGCGCCCGCACCGGCGCTGTGGTGGCCCTGCCGCAAGGCACCTGCCTGGTCAACGCACCGCTGGCGATCACCAAAGCCCTGGCCCTCCATGGCGCTGGCATCGGGCAAAGCATTCTGAGTCAGGCCACAGCGGCACAAGCGGTGCTCACGAACAGTGCTAGCAACGTTCGCCTCCAGGGCTTCACGGTGCGTCATCAGGGAACCCCGGTGGCCGGGGGCGATGGCATTGTCATGACCTCCGCCAGTGGGGTCGATGCCGTCTACCTCGAACACGTTGAAGCGCTGCACAACTGGCGGGGCTTTGTCCTGGGCTGTGCCTCCTACGGCTGGGGCAGTCATCTGCGGGCGCAGCAGAATGACTCGCACGGCTTCGAGTTTACCTACGGGGCGGCCTGCGGGACGGCGCAATGGGACATCGGCCATAGTCTGTCGCAACTCAATAAAGGCACGGGCTTTGCGGGCGTCAACACGGCCTCGCCGAATGGCATTGGCCCGTGGCTGACCCAGACAGTCAGCTTTGGCAATGAGTTTGGCGGGTATTCGTTTGATGGCAGCGCGGGCCATCCGATTAACGATCTCCGGCTGAGTGGGGTCATTAGTAGTGGCGATAACCGGGGCGGGATTTTTCTGGATACCTACGGGACCGGACATCTCCTGACGGATCCCTGGGTCGAACTGGCGGGGCAACTCGCGGGGCTCCCGCAGGGCTCGGCAGGGACCGCCTCAGTGGCGAGTGGCACGGGGCATGGGCTGCGCGTCACGAGTAACACCCTGACAAGCGGCGTCACGATTACGGGCGGGCGCTACTGGAATAACTCCTGGAGCGGCGTCTCGATTGATGCGGCCTATGTGACGCTGACGGGCGGAACCAGTCTCGGCAATGGGTTAGCGCATGATGCCGACCTCTCACGCCGGGCCGGGGTCCACATTGGCAATTCCGGGGTCAGTGTGAGTGGGCATACGTTTGGGTATCTCAATGCGCCGGCGACGCTGCATCATATCCACCTGGGCGGCACGCTGCTGGATCTGGCCATTGGACAGAACGCCTATCAGCCTGGGCTCAGTAACGCGGATTTTATCCATGGGGCCGATGCGGTCCTGGCAACGACGGTGCAACCGATCATGGCGGCGGGCCTCATGGTGCATACCGGTACGCCTGAGGCGTTTGCTCTGGGTCTGGTCGATGCGAATGTCGGGGCGCCCAATGGCCTCAAGTTTCTCCGGGCGGCCGCGGGCAATCTGGAAATCCTCGGGGCCGATGCCACCACGGTCTTGTCCCGGCTCTCCAATACCGGCACGCCGAGCTGGCCGGCGCGGCGGGGGCAGCTCACCATTGCCGATGCCAATACGACGGGCGTGGTCACGCTCAGTCCGAGCGAGCCCGATGCGAGTTACTTTGTGCAACTGACCGCCAGCGCCGCGGCTGGTGGACCTGCATCAGGGGCCTATACCGTGGGGGGCGTGGTGAAAACGTCATCAACATTTACTGTAACCGTGACAGCCGCCCCGGGGGCTGGCAAAAGCGTCACGTATGATTGGTTTGTGCATCGCTGAGGAGAGCCTGTATGCGGGTGTCTGGTCGTGCCCTGGGAATAATGCTCCTAGTGGTGGTGCCTCTGGTCGCCATACTCGTATGGGCGCAGACCATCCACAAGGAGACCGTGGTCTGGGATTTTGTGAATGGGTTGAAAAGTCGCGGCGTGTGGGTCGCCACCGTCGAGGGCAGCCCTGGCGAGCCTGGTATGGGGGGCGAGGCGTGTCAGGCGCGGAATGTCTGGATCAACCTCGCCGGAGGAGGGGCTGATATTGTTGTGGGGGCAAGCCCGATTGCGATTCTCGGATCCAATGATACGCGCTGCCAGGCTATCATTCGCAACAAAGGGGGGGCGTCCATGCGCTGTCTGCCGACCAATCAGGGAACGCCGAGCGCCAGTGTGGGCCAGGAATTTAGCGCTGGAGAGTTTCTCCTGATGGGCACATCGAGTCGTCCTGGCTGGCAGTGTATTCGCACGACAGGGGCCAATACTCTGGTCACGATTGTTGAGGAGACACCCTAATGCGTCGTTCCTCGGTTTGACCCTCCCCATAGCTACAGCTAGGGGATTCCCGACGCCACCTCACGGTGGCTCTCGTGGCCCAGTCCAGGCCCGGAGGAATGATGCATAGCTATCACACCCATAGCCCATCGTTCCGCCTTACCGACCCGCTTCGCTCGCCACGGTGTCTAGAGAAGCGCACCGATGCGGTTCAGTTCGGGGTGTTGACAGAGATGTTCACCTGTCTGTTCAACCTATGGCCGCCTGTACGGCAAGTGCTCGTAGGTCAACAGAGAGGGGCAAACCATCCGACACGGCTGACACAACACGCATGGCAGCAGATTAAGTGTCTGACTCTCTGGCGTTTCACATTTTACGTGGTGGACTCCCCACCACAACGCCTTATGCGAAGTATCAAAGAGCTGCTGAAAGTGTAGCACAGTATGCCAAACAGAAACAGTAAACAAAGCCTAAACAAGCAGCACAAAAACCTTAAACAAACCCTATTCGGCCTTCAGCCGAACGCTTCCTTGACCCCATCGCTAAAGCAAGGGGGTTGCGGAAGCGGTTTGCTCGTCCTCCTGGCGCTGGCGGTGCTCGCCGGCTTCCTCCTGGGACCGCGCCCCGTGCCGGCGCTGCTCTGGTTTTCCAGCGGTGGGGGCGGGGGAAGCGGTGGGGGCGGTGGCGGGCCAGTGACGGATGCCGACATTCCTGACCTCAACACGCTCTCGACGGGCCTGACAGGCGGGCGCTGCGTGGAAACGGATGCCCTCGGCTTTCTGACCACTACAGCCGCGGCCTGTGGTGTGGGGGGGAGCAGTGGCGCAGGCGAGGTGATCGAGATCACCACGACGTATACCGTACCTGCGAGTGACTTTGTGGGATCGAAGACGCTCGCGGTCAGCGCGGGAGCTTTTACGATCACCCTCACGTCTGTTGCCTCCCAGCCGGGCATGGGCACCTTTATTACGATTATTAATTATAGCGATGGCCCCGTAACCATTGCTCCAGATGGGCAGACCATCAACGAGGACATTACACCACTTGTCCTCCCTGGCTCAACCCCGCAAGCACCAAGTTCGGCACGGATCGTCTCCACGGGGACAGCCTACATTGCCAGTCTCGCGGGACAAGATTTGCCGCTGAGTAAACTGCCCATCATTGAGAGCCAGACATTGCTTGGCCGTACGACGGGTGGCACAGGATCGACGGAAGTCCTGACCACGCCGCAAGTCAAGACTATGCTGGCCATTGACCAGGTGGATAATACCTCTGATGCGGCCAAACTGAGTGCAGTGGGTGTCTTAACCAATAAGCTGGTGCTCGACCGGGTCGTGACTCCGACCGTTGCCAGCAATACCATCACGCCCGACCTGGATCTTGGCGATGTTTTTACTCTTGATGCGATCTCCGCCAACCTCACCATCGATGCGCCCATCGGCACCGGGGGCAAGCCGTTTAACGAAGAGTGGATCATCTTTCGCTTCAAAAGCTCGACGCCTCGCACGCTCACTTGGAACGCCATCTTTACCGCTGAACATGGCATCCCCCTGCCCACGGCAACGACCGGCGATGGCACAACGGTGGACCGCATCAAATTCGTCTACAACTCGACTACAACGAAGTGGGGGCTGGTCGCTTCAACGATTGCGGTCATTCGGGACGTGACGACCTTGGCCTCTGGGACCACGTATACCTGTAATGCGGACCTCGCGTCCGCCTGTGAGATGCAGATGACGGGAGCCGCCGGCACACTCACCATTGCCGCGCCGACCGGCACGCCCAGGAATGGCCAGCAACTCATGTTCAGGATGCTGTGTACCAATGCCCAGTCTCTTAGTTTAAGTAGTATATTCATTGGGAGCCCAAACGTGCTTATTGGTAGCCTCATGTGCCCGGCAGACCTAACCAAGTGGTATGCCATTGGCGCTATTTATAGTTCTGTTTTGAATAAATGGCAAATTTACGCAACTAACTAGTACTAATTTTATTTGTTCCTTAGAAGGGAGGCTCTATGCGGCTTCGTGTATGTGTCGTTCTCCTGGGAGCACTCGTAGGAGTTCTGCCTACCCTGGGATGGGCTGAGTGTACCAGCGCACAAATTTTCACCGAGCTTTCGACTGATCCCCAAACACTCGGCTATGCCACCGCCTATGGTCAACCTATTACGCAGAACAGCAGCGGGAATGATCAGGCGGTGCTTGAGGTGATTAACCTGATTCGCCAGGGTGCGGCGTATCAAATCCAGCGCACGCTCGTCCCCGCGTATGAAGTGGCGGCGCAGATGGACCCAGCGGAATTTAATGCCCTCACCAGCGTCAAGCAGCAGCAACTGGTCGCGCTGTATGCACCGCTCCAAGTCGATCTCTCTAGTACACGCATTCGGGATATTCTGTTTAATGGCACCACACCGATCTTTCCCAATCCCGGGGCCACCAAAAACAATATCCAGGCCATTGTGAAACGTCCAGGGTCCCGGGCAGAAGTCCTCTGTGGACGCATGCTCACCCTTGCTGATATTTCTCTTGCGATAAGGAACACCCAATAATGCAACGAGTTGTGTTCCTCTTTATGCTCTGGCTTGTCGCAGGTGTCCCGTGTGCGCAGGCGGTCAGCCTTCAGTACGCCATTGGCTCGTCGACGACGCTGCTCTCGACCGATCTCAATGCTCTTGCCAACAACGGCTACAGCGTGCCCTCCGCCACCTACGACAATACCATCGGTCAAGCAGGCAACGGGGCTACCCTGTGTCGCTTTGAACTCTTCGTCACCTTTGCGGCCAATCCCACGGCGAACACGGCGGTCGTGGTGTGGCTCCAACGTTCCTATGATGGCACGAACTTTGAGTCTGCCCCCTCCAGTTCTATTGGTGCGGGCGCCTCTCTTCAACTCTCATTTCCGGTGAACAGTGGCATGACCGCGACACGTGGCGTTATCGACACCCCGTGCCCTCCAGGCAAATTTAAAGCCTCCCTCAAAAATGATGGAACAGGGCAGGCGTTTACCGCGAGTGGCCATACGCTGAAAGTGACGCCCGTCACGCTCCAGGGGAACTAGCGATGCGTCGAGGTCTCTGTGTCGTAGTGCTGCTGTGGCTGTGTACGCTCGCGGCCGCCCAGACGTTCCAGACCCCAGGACTCCGCCCTGGTCCTGTCGACTTACAGCGCCCCGTCAACCTCCAGCATCCTCTTGCCCAGGGACTTGTCGATTGGTGGCGCGTCGTGCGACCGCTCACCGGAGGGCAGTCCTGGAAAAGTCTGACGTCCGGGACGACTGGCGTGCTCATCAACATGACCACGCTTGACACCACGGGCTTCACGTATTCCACGAGAGCCCCTGGCGCAGAGGGTGAGCTACGGTTCAATGGCACCAACAGTCATGTCACGGTGCATACAGGGACCTTCGTGGGCAATCTTGCAGCATTTTCTGTCGTTGTAGGCTTTCGTACCACCACCACCGCTAGAAGTGTCCTCTATCAAGAGCGTCATGCCACGAACGGTTGGACCATCTTTATGGCGGTCAATGAAGATACCGCAGGCGACCTTACCTGCATAGTCAACGATGACGCCTCCGTGATTGGTACGCTCCAAATATCTGGCGGGAGTCCTGCGGTGAATGACGGCAAGTTCCATTATGCGGCCTTTGTCCAGACCTCCAAATCCGCCAGGGAACTCTTTTTTGATGGCGTGTCCGTCTCGACCAATAGTACGACCATCGGCACGATTACCATGTCCCAACGCGCCTTTGGTTCACGTCCGGCTGGGTCAGCCCTCTTCCTCAACGGTGCCATCAGTGAGGTGATGGTGTACAACCGTGCCCTCTCCGCCCTCGAAGCGCGGATGCTCTATGATTCAGCGCTCCAAGGCCATCCGCGCCTGCTCAATCGTCCCTCACCATTCCAGGCGTGGATGGATGTGCTCTTCCGACAATCGCAGGGGAAGCTCTGGCCCTTCTTTCTGACACCGCCACAGTAAGTAGGAGCATGAGTTATGGTGAAATGTGTGCTGGGATGTATGCTGGTCCTCTTCATCTGGACGATTCCTGGAGAAGCCTTTGACTATTATATCTCCCTCACGGGGAGTGACACCGCCTTTAATTGTGTAGACTCCAGGAATCGTATTGATCGCCCCAAACGCAACTTTCATGGAGCGAATGGGGCGATTGCCTGTCTCGTGGCCGGCGACAGACTCTATGTCCGTGGCGGAAACTGGGGACCAAACGATTATATTAATGGCCAATCCTCCCCCATTCTCAAAAGTGGGACCTCCTGGACCAATGCGATTACGATTGAAGGCTATCCTGGCGAAACCGCTGTACTCAAACCTGGCACAGCCGTAACAACCGTCGTCAATATTCCCAGTCAATCCTACATCATCGTGAAGAACCTGCGCCTGGATGCGACCAACGCTGCTCATGGCACGGATTGTAGCAGTGGCACCTGTCAGAGCTACGGTACGGCGATCTCCATGGGCTCGCCTGGTGGGGGGCATCACATCCGCATTGAGAACTGTGATGTGGGTCCTGCCTTTTCGACCGTCATGTTTCTCACCAATGATAGCGAGGTCATCAATAGCAAACTCCATGATTCAACGCGGAGCTACGGGATTTATGCCCCATGCGCACGTTGCATTATTGACGGGAATGAATTTTATAACAATCATGGCCATGGCATTCAGCTCTATTCTGCCTCCGATAAGACGCCTACACACGATTCCATTATCCGCAATAACATCGTGTACAACAATGGTTCTACCGAGCGGGGGATTCCTGCGATAACGGTTGGCACGGGGGACCGTATTAAAATTTATAATAACCTCGTGTATAACCATGCCTATAGTGGGGGCATATACATTGGAACGAATACCCCTGTGAAGGATGTGGAAGTCTATAATAATACGATTTATAACAATAATGGCTCAGGCATCAAACTGGGCGACAGGTCAACGGGAGCCAAACTCTACAATAATATTAGCTACAACAATTCTGTCAGTATTGAAAACTCGGGGAGTGCGGGCGCCACGACTGGCACGAATCTCTGTCAGCATGCCCAATTTGGCTGTACGATTGTAGCCAATCCGCTGTTTGTTAATCCTACTGCCACGCCGCCCAACTTACAGTTGCAGTCTGGAAGTCCTGCCAAAGATGCAGGCACCACCCTTGCGCTTGTCACAACGGACTTTGCAGGACCACCAAACTATACCAGTGTGCCACGGCCTCAACCCCAGACGGCTGCTGGCAAATATGATATTGGGGCCTATGAGATTGTCCAGGCAACGGGACCTGTCGCGAATACCAATCCGATCTATGTTGCCAAGACAGGCTCGGATAGTAACAATTGCTTTGCCGCTGAGAGTCAGAGCACTCCCAAGCTGACCATCGGCAGTGCCCTCAGTTGTATGACGGTTGCTGGCAAAAAACTCTACATCAAAGCAGGTACCTACGTTGAGGCACTCAACAGCCCTATCACTGGTGGCGCCAGTTGGAATGCTCCCACGGTCATCAGTGCCTTTGACACGGATGTGGTGATGATCCAGCCCGCTTCGGGCAGTGCCGTGCTCACGCTCAATGGGACCAGCACCAACATCTATAAATACACTTCCTTTGAAAAACTCATCTTTGATGCGACCAACACGGATGCAGGGATCGTGCAAGGTCCAGCAGCTTTTGTGTCCTTTATTCGCTACCTGAATGGCCAGGTGCGGAATGCGGCCGTCGGTAGTGGCATCAGCGGGCTGCATGCGGGCTCTGAACTGGTAGGCATGTATGTCCATCATAATGCGACCAATGGCCTCGCGTTTTGCGGCCAGGGTGTCACCATTCGTGACTCAGAGATGTCGTTCAATGGTAGCTACGGGATTCAACTCTATGACCCTGGCACACCAGGCTGTGCCACCAATACCGCTATCTTTAAGAACCGCATCCATGATAATCAGAGCAACGGTGGCGTCCTCCTGGGGGGTGGGGATAACGTCCAATTTTACAACAATCTCGTCTACGGGAATGTGGGCGGGGGCATCAAACCCGTGCGCTATGGCCCGCCGACGAACGTGAAGATTTACAACAATACGATCTACAACAATACGGCTGATGGGATCATCGTGGCTGGAGATGCCACGGGCACGGAACTAGTCAATAATATCCTCTACCTCAATCCTGTGGCGATTACGGACAGCGGTGTAGGGACCATTATGACCACGAATCTCTGCGGAGCGCCTGGCGTAGGCTGCGAGAAGGTGGGTGATCCACTCTTTGTCAACGCTGGTGCTGGCAACTTTCAACTGCAAGCGCTCTCGCCTGCTCGCAATGCAGGTACGACCAAAACACTCGTGGCAACCGACTTTGCTGGCGTAGCTCGTCCACAACCACCGAGTCCGACTGGCAAATATGACATCGGGGCGCATGAGTTTGTCGAAGAGATACCGCCAGAAGAGGGGAATACGAATACCATTTATGTTGCGAAGACTGGCACTGATAGCACCGCAACTGGTCATTGTATTGTCGCTGAGAGCGAGTCCACTCCCAAGTTGACTATTGCCAATGCCTTGTTGTGCATGACGGTCCCTGGCAAGAAACTCATGATTAAAACGGGCACCTACGTAGAGAACATCGAAACCAAAACGCAACCGATTACTGGGGGGAATGGTCCCTCGTACACGGATGCCACGACGATCCAGGCGTTTGGCTCAGATATTGTGACGATTCAACTCCCCGCAGGCGGTGCGGCGGGCATCGCACTCTTTCTCAACAATAGTGATCATCATCTGCTCTTTAAAAACCTTATTTTTGATAGCGCGAATAAGGCGTCGAGCAACGTGATCGCTCTTATGCCTGGAACGCACCATATTCGCTTTGAAGGATGTGAGGGTAAGAATACCCTCACAGGTTTTGAAGTTGTCTTTATTAATCAGGCCAACAACATCGAGTTCGTCCACAGCACCTTCCACCATAGTGCCACCGATGCCATTTTCCTCAAAGGGCCCCTTGATGGCTTTTTGTGTGAATACTGCACCATTCACAGCGCGGGCGATGCCGGGATTTCCTGGAATAGCACGGGGGTCAAAACCAATATCGTACTCCGGGAAACCGTGGTGAACGGCAACACGGCGGAGGGTATTGATGCTGCGACTAGCACCGGGGCACTCATCCAGAACGCGCTGGTCTACGCCAACGGTGGGATTGGCGTGCGCATGCGCACCGGGGCGAACAACCTGAAGCTCTATAACAGCTCGGTGCATGGCAATACGGGCGTGGGCGTGCAGTGCGATGCCGGGTCCACGGGCGTCGAAATTAAAAATGTCATTTCCTACGCCAACGCCACCAACATTGTGAACAACTGTGGTGCCACCACGGCAACGAATTACACGACGGATCCCCTATTTATCAATCCTGGCGCCGGCAATTTCCGTCTCTCCAACGGCTCAGGCGCGATTAACACGGGGACGCCACTGCCAGGGTTGACGATTGATCTGGACGGCGCAGTGCGTCCCCAGGGGACCTACGATATCGGGGCCTATGAGCGCGATCAACTCACGCCACCCACGCAGGACGTGATTGCGCTACGGCGGGCGTTCTGGCAGATGGAGCTTCTGTACTGATGGCTGCCACCCCTCCGCCCCCACCCCCCCGCAATGGCAATGGCCGCGAAAGCTTGCACGTCAGCCTGGGCAGTAAAACGGTCGGCATCCAGGCCGCGTCGCTGACGACGGTGTTACTCTTGATCGCGGGCTGCGTTGGAGGCTACCTCATTTATACCGCGATGGATCACCGCCTCGAAGCCATCCTGGCTGGGCAAGCCCGCACGCAAGTGGTGCTGGAAGCCAATCGCGCGACGATTCTCGACGCCCTGCACGCGCAACAAGCGTTTATCGTCGACCAAGCGCACCAGGGACGCCAGCGGCACGAGCAGCAGGCCGAGCTGTTGCGGCGGCTCGTGCTGATTCTCGAACTGCCGCCGGAGGTGCTCGGGGGCGCCACGCCGCTACGCCCGCCAGGGCCGTAGGTGTCAGATAGTCTCGCCCCCGCCGGTAAAGTCAGGCAGCCCATCCCCATCGAGACAGTGCCACAGGTGCAGCACCTCATGGATATTGACATGGTTGCTCCGGGGCGGCATGACCTGAATGGCCTGGCGGTCGCCGCCAATAAACAGCTCTTTGACCTCGCTCATCTGTGGCCAGGACGGGAGTTGGCCGCCACGCAGGGACACGCTGACATGGAGCCATCGGCGGGCGTCAGCATACTGCGCACAGGACACCAAGACGCGCAAGCGTTCATACTTCGCATAGGCTGGCTTTGCACAAAAAGTCCCTCTTGCACCAAAACGCGGCATTCTGCACCAAAAGTCGGAAACGGTTTGCCATAGGAGATATAGATTGAGATATAACTATTTCCAATAAATAGCGTATGTTACAAAGGCAGGACTATTTGATCGTTAGGAATAATTGTTTGTGCTGCACTGAGCACTTCAAGACTCATAGGGATTTCTAAGCGTTTGCGGTCTTCTACTATCTCTTTTATTGTTACGATACTTATCTTGTCATAACTTCGTCCCATATCTTCGTGCTTATATTGGCCGGCACCTTTGGCTTCGCTCATCATAGGACGTGTAGGAGCTTCTAAAGTTATGAGAACTGCCATGGCCGCTTCCTCTCGCTCCATATCGCCCCGAAGTGTAGCAATATCGCCGCGCTTAACCCCTCCAGATTTGACTTGAAAGATGATCTTTGCATTGTCCGTCCTACCAGTCTTGAAAAAAGCACGCGCGTCAATACCTGCATCGGCACCTTTCTTTTCATTGATGATTGCACGGTTATTTGTGTAAGTAAGTACAGCCCATTTTTCAAATTCTTTGCGTAGTCGGTCATCTTGCTTGTGTGCGAGGGCTTGTGCGGAAGCCATATCGCGCGGAATGCCGTCAGTGCGTATGTGCGCCAATACGTCTTTACCAAAAGATGCTTCAAGCCGCCTAAGCACCAGTGAAATAGACTGATAAGTAATATCTATACCTATCCATTTGCGCTTCAAATTCTCGGCGACAACAACAGTCGTTCCACATCCACAATAGGCATCTAAAATAAGATCGCCTTTGTTTGTGGATGCCCTAATAATGCGCTCTAACAAGGTAGTCGGTTTTTCCGTTGGGTAGAGTTGCTTGATCGGAGGAACGCGGCTGATGTCCCACACATCGTCCATTGCTACACCAACTGACTCGCCTTCCATTTGCGATGGCTGACGCTGTCCTCTAGAATCATGACTGGATATGATTTTTGCATTCCCGAACCGTTTTTTCGTGGCGGGAGAGCGCTCCACAAAGAGCGTGTTAAATACGCGCTCAGAGTCGTCGGATTTGCTGTAGAAGAAAATAACATCGTGGTTGCGCACGAATTGACGCTGAATAATGGACCACTTGAGATAATGCCAGATGATCTCGTTACGAAAATCTCCGCCGGTCGTGACAAAGATGGAATCTAATATGAGTTTGAGATAGTGGCTTGCGGTAGGGTCGCAATGCAGGTAGAAACTGCCGGTCGGCTTCAAGACGCGATGAATCTCTGTCAAACGCAATGACATACTTACGAGATACGCTAGTAAACTGCCTTCACGCAAGACGCTGTGCAATCCTTTTATAAGCTCTACCAATTGAGCCTGAAAGCGTCCCTCGGCATTATCTATAATCTCACTATACCCAGTATTAGCATGATCATCCCACAGCCAGGTATCAATAAAAGCTTGTGCCTGGGCACGGTCTTCATTACCAATATTGTTATAGATTTGATTGTAATTTCGTTTGGAATTGAATGGTGGATCAATATAGCACAGGTCTATTGATTCATCCCTGATATACCTGCGCAAGACATCAAGATTGTCACCATAATACAGACGGTTGGTGCTTGGCATAGGCGTCTCTCCAAAAACTCCTGCCGACTCAGTATAGGTTCTGCGGGGTCTGTTTCTCTCTTCCAGTATACTCTATTCTTCTCTAGCGGCATAGCGTAAAGAGATCGCTTGTCACGCGCATGCACGCACTCATTCACTCTGCATATGAGCCATTGCGCTTCTCATGCATGCATATTATACTTAGATCTACCCGACTCATACGCCCCTCTCTGGCCATGCCACCAGAGTCTTCTGTTGTCTCATAATAGGAGTAAAAGGTATGTATATGGTATGAACATACCACGGAGAGAAAGGACGAAGCCATGCAAGAGTATATTCAGCGTCTTCAAGCAAGAAAGAGAGAGATAGCAAAAAGAATGAAAGACTTGGAAAAGTACATTCGTGAAGTTCAACAGCTTGACAATGAATTGCAGCATATTGATGCCATATTACATATGCATGTAAAAACTGAGGAAACATTAGAAGAACCCACTGGACAAATCCCCTATATTCATATACTATATAGTCATAATAACAGGAAAATTCCTTCTGGCATAGCCAGACATATTCTGGCTCTTTTTGCTGACAACAACAAACCTCTCCCCATCAATATGATCCATCAACGCCTCAAAGAGCAAGGTATCAACACTAGCATGTCAGGCGTCAATACTGCTCTACGTCGAAACACGGTTTTTTTTGAACAGATAGAGAAGTTCTTTTGGAGGCTGAGGATAACAGGCCATCAGGAGGTGAGCCAAGAAGAGAGCCAACCAACGCTAGCAGAAGAGGTAGTGGCACAATGATACGATAGATATATAGTTGGTAATGAAGAAAGTGGTGGGGCCGCGTGGGCAAGAAGCAAGCCGTCCGACTCGCAAATCGGAAGACGGGAGTGCAACTCTCCTCGCGGCCTCCACTGCATACCTTGCGTCCCCAGTGTTGGAGCACTGAGGACGCGCAACCAGGAGACCCCGCAAAGGGTACTGAGTTGCACCCGCTAGGGCAATTCAGTATACCCTGTGTGCGGGTCTCTGTCCAGAGGGAGACTCGTACCATGGATACCCGTCAAGAACGCGGATTACAACTGGCCCAACGCGGCCATGTCGTGAAACACGCCAATGGTTGGAAAGTGCTCTCACAGACTGGCAATGGCCATTATCTAGTCACCGTCGATGATATACCGTCTTGTACCTGTCGAGATTTTGAATTACGCGGCTCCAAATGCAAGCATATCTATGCGGTCGAAGATCTCATTTCCTGGCAAACGACTACGAATGCGGACCAAACCATCACGACGACGACCAAAACGGTCCGCATTACCTATAAACAGAACTGGCCGGTCTATAATGCGGCGCAGACCGAGGAGAAGGTCCGCTTCATTCCCCTCTTAGAGGCCCTTTGTAGCCTCATCGAACAGCCACCACAAGCGACAGGCAGACCGCGATTGTTGCTGTGCGATATGGTGTTTGCCTGCGTCTATAAAGTCTATGAAGGCTTCTCGTCACGTCGCTTCATGGGCGATCTCCACGAGGCAGAAGCCCAGGAGCATATCGATAAAGCCGCCCATTTTAATAGCGTGTCGCGCTATCTTGCCACCCCCGCCTTGACGGACCTGTTGACGCAGCTTGTCACGGTGAGCAGTCTGCCGCTCAAAGGCATTGAGCATAACTTTGCCGTCGATTCCTCTGGGTTTTCGACCTGTCGGTTTGTGCGATGGTTTAACAAGAAGTATGGTAGGGAAATCGACAACCGGGAATGGGTCAAAGCCCATCTCATGGTGGGCGTGGACACCAAGATTGTCACCAGTGTGGAAATGAGCGGCTGGGCCGCCAATGACACCACCTATTTTGTGCCACTGTTGGAGCGGACAGCGCAGTATTTCCCGCTCCAGGATGTCTCAGCCGATAAGGCATATTTGAGCCATAAAAACCTGCGAGCGACTGCCAAAGCCAAGGCCGTGCCGTTTATTCCCTTCAAGATCAATACCGCCGTCCCCAAAGGGAATACGATTTGGTCTGAGATGTATCATTACTTTATGAGTAACAGGGACGAATTCTTGACGCACTATCACAAGCGGTCGAATGTGGAAACGGCCTTCTCAATGATCAAGACGAAATTTGGGGACTCCGTGAGGAGTAAGAGCCCTGCTGGGCAACTGAATGAGGTCTTATGCAAGGTACTCTGTCACAATATTTGCGTGATCATCCAGGGCATTTACGAATTTGACCTTACCCCGACTTTTGGTGCAGAAACGCGGCTTGCACTCAAAACTGTGGAAAACTAGGACTTTTGGTGCAAAGCCGCATAGGCTCTGGCATAGTCTGGGTCCGGCGTGCCGGTCCAGGGGGAGGTGTCAAGAGCTTCCCACCCTGCGGGGAGAACCTCGGGTAAGAATGCGGGCAGGGGGCATGGGATCAGATCCCCGAGGTGGTAGGCTTTGCCACGATGATAGACTCTTGGCATGAGAGGGCTCCTTTTTAGGGTGGGACAACAGGGAAAATCGTTGTAATCGTTATAATGGTTTAAACCGTTTAAATCGTTTATACGATTATGCCTCTACCGCTGCGAGGCCCCCTGCACCGGCAGCGAGGTGCCGGCACAATCCCCGCGCGGGTTGGCGGTCCAGGTGAACAGGGCCAGCGCCACGACACTCCCAGCCACGGTCACGACAATGACGAGGCGCAGTGCCCGGATCCACGAGGCGGGGAGCGGCGTCATGGCCGTGTCGCCTGCCTGTCTTGCTGCTGCGCCAGCGTGACGCAGGTCTGCGCCAGCCGTACCAGGTCAGCTTGGAGCCGGGCCCGCGTCTGGGCCAGGTGGCGTTGCTCGTCGCGCAAGGCGAGGTCTTGCCGGGCCAGCAGGTCGAGCTGGCGGCGGGTCGTGGTTAAGGTGTCAGTCGGCATCGGCATGGACAGTCTCTCCTTTGCGTTGCAGGGTGGTGAACAGGCGTTGTGCTGCTGCGAGCGTGAACGCTGTGAAGCCCTCGCGGCCCCAGGCGGTCGCGCCTGGATACGCCTCGTGGGCGGGCGTGGTGTCGCCGTTGGGCCAGGTATGCGCCGGACGCTCGCGAATCCGCACCACCTCGTAGCGGATCGCCTGCCCGGCCTTGTGCCGTTGCGCATAAATGGCGTAGGCGCCCTGGCGGACAATCTGGGTATAGTGAAACGTGGCATCGTCAAAATGGGTCGGCAGTGGGTGCATCGTCTCCTCCTGGGAACAATCGCGTTTTTGGGTGTATACAAACGGAAATACGCCGTCCACGCCTCCAGGGGTCTCCAAATACCTCCCTGGGGGCGTGCGTGCCTTCTCGCGCGACTGGTGACACGAAAAACGGCTATGCCTGCGCTGCCTCCTTTTGCGTGCGCGAGCGTTTTACTCAAAGAGGCCCTCGATGTGGGCGGCCTCGTCTCCCTCCTCCCGCAGGGTCGGACGCTCCTCTTCCGCCAGCAGTTCTCCGGTCTCTGGATGGACGGTGTAAGAGCCTGCCGGCGGCTGGGGGCGCTCGTGGGCGGTCGGGTTGACGCTCTCGCCAAACAAATCCACCACATTCTGCCGGTGACGCTCCGGCGCAATGTCGTCACGCTCGCGCTGGTCCTCGTCGGCCAGCATGTCCCGCTGGCCCTGCGTCAACTTGACGTACTTGGCGACGCGCTTCAGGGCGGTCTTGCGGCTCATCATGACGCGATCCGTCACCCAGGGACCGCTCTCATGCGCCGGGGCCCGCTTCATCACGGCCTCGATGTCGTCGAGGCTCAGCACCTCAAAGGCACAGGTCCCGTCCGTAAACATCACCGCGCCATAGTAGAACAGCACCGCGCCTGGTTGCTTCCCAAGCGTGACCGCCGGGCGGTGGACCGGGCGATCCGCGAACATATCAAAGCGCCATTCGTCGCCCTCGTGGACAGGGTGAGCAAAGGCCCGGCGCACCTTGCCGGAGCGTTCGAGGGCTAAGAGGACGCCGAAGTAGTTCGGGACGAACGTTGCCTCTTTCTTGCCGCCCTTGCGCCGATTACTGAAGGGCAGCAGGTGGCAGTCACGGCCAGGCAGCAGGCCATAGGTCGCTGCTTTAATCACGGCATCCCGCAAGCTCTCCTGCGTACATTCGGCGAGGGCTGGCCGTCCCGCCAACTCCAGATAGAGGGCGGCACGAAATTGCTCTGGGGTGATGTCTGGGGGCAACAGCGCCGGGACATGGGGCATCAGGCCCTGCATGGTCTGCACC